AGTAAAGGAACAAGTTTTGCTTGGTCAATTTGTTGAGGATTAATTTTAGTTGCTTTTTTTACATCACCAATATTTTTACCTTCTGGTAATTCATCATCAGCAGTATATAAAACCTCTGGTATCATAGCATCTTTTTCACCAGAAATTGCTTCTGGTACTATTGATGAAACCTCATGTGCAAAGAAACCATCAACAGTTTTATCTGCATCAGTCTTAAAATTAAATTTGTAAGGTTTAAGTTGTTTTAATCTTTCTATACCATCTGTTATGGAAGTTTCATTTTCTTTTAATCTGTAATCTGACGAAGTATTATATGAAGCTGATGATGTTCCATTTGTTTGAATACTACCCATTGTAGAATCGGAAGCATTAGCAAAAGCCATCATATAGTTAGTAGCAGAATCATCTGTACTTTGTCTAAGTTTCATTACCCAATAGCTTTTACTATTTGTACTACCACCTATATTTATATCCATTGTTCCTGTGCCTAAAATACGCATTCTTTCAGCGGCATTAACTCCAAATCTCATTCTGTTGTTATCAGAATCGTAAGTTATAAATCCTTCGTCTTCGTCTCCTCCATTACCAAAGAATATATGACCAGTACCATTAGTTGCTGACAACATAGTTAAACCAACATTTCCATTTTCTTCTAAAACTAAATTATCAGAATTGGCACTTACAGAGCCAGTAGTATCAGAAGTCTTAATATGTAATCCACTTCCTAAATCAGCATTAGCTCCATCTGCTCCACCACCTATAATTGTTCCATCATATATGAAGTTTGTTTCTCCTGTAATGGCATCCGCACCTGTTACAGTTACAACTTGATTGTTTGTAGAAGTTGCCAAAGCAACCCCTCCTGGATCTTGCCATGCATTATCGCCACGAAGGAACGTACTTGAACTAGCCGTGCCTGTTGCTGAAAGCTCAGCCACTCCAATTGCATCGTCAGCGACCTTAACATTTGTCACCGCATCCGTTGCGAGCTGAGAAGTCCCAACTGATCCTGCACCTGGGTTTACGGTTTGAACCGCCTTGCCCAAGAAAACACAATACATTGTGTCAGAAGTTGTAGTTGCCGCTGAAAGTGTAAGAACTGTGCCTGCTGCTGTATAGGCATACGAACCGCCAGGCTGTTGAACGACATTGTTTATTACTAAACGTATATCATTCTCATTCGTGACAGCATTGTCAAGCGTATAACCTGTAGTCGCACTTGTTGTGAAGTGTTGAACCGCAAAGGTTGTATATTTTAAAGCTGGAGAATTGCCAATATAAGACATCTCACCCTCCTTACGTACTTATCGCATCAACGGCTGAAACCCAGACATCCGCTGAGGAAGCCGTGTCTGATACGACATACATCCGATCACCGGATTGAACCACTACCTTAGCACCTCCGTCCAATAGTTGTAGAGCACCACCACTAGGGATGGGTGCCGTTTTCACGAGATAAATATTATTGCTTCCGTCATTAATGTAGACATCCACGTTGATTGTTGATCCCACAATGTTGGCAACTGAAATTCCTATGATTGTATCATAGGTATCAAAGTCGGAACCATTGGGTATGTCAACTGGTGTAGCACCTACTGCATTTTCCGTATATCTTCTAAAATTTTGTGCCATTTTTTCCTTATTTCCTTATATCAGAGGGCAATCGACATAGCAATGCAAAAGCCTGCGGTTACACCACCTGAAGCCCATTCGGGCGCCGTCGCTCCTGCGTTCATTGTTAAAACATCCAACGCTGAACCTTTCGCCAACCTAGCAGGTGTATTAGCGGAGGACGCATATAAAATATCCCCTGCGGTTGTCAAAGTCATATCCATTGTCTTGCTTGCTGGAAACGTACAGAATACATCCTTCGTCCCTGCGGCAAAATCAACTGCGGCGTCACTGTTGGAACTTGAAATAATGCTCGTACGAGTGATAGTTGAACTATCTCCCGCCAGCGTTCCTAGCCCTACTTCCCATTCATTTGCAGTTAAATGTGCAATTGCATAGTAAGTAGTATTGGAATTTCCAATACCCGCTGAAAAAGTTTCAAATCCTGAAACTGCTCCGGCGAAAGTTAATGCTCCCGTACCAGTTGTGGTAGTCGTCTCCTTGACGCGGTCATTTAAGACTAAAGCCATTAATGCTCCTACGCGTTAGCTAATCTTAGAATAGCTGCAGCAGCTGTAAAGTCTGGGAACTGGATAGTGAATGTTCCTGCACTTGCAGTTTTATCACCACCAAAGTTCAACACACAAACTGCTTTGTCTGAATCAGTGCTATTATAAATAAGAGCGCCATATGCTGTAAACGAAGCTGAAGTCCATGTGAGATCAGAAAAATCACAACATGCTGTTGCTGTTGATTTAAGAGCTGGTTCTACGTTTGTTAAGTTTTCTCCACCTGCTGAATAAGCTGATCCTGCCGTATTAGTTGTTTCACCAGATGTTGTATAAGCAGTGCTAGCGTTACTAATAGTGGCAGAATTGGTATATAAAGCAAGTTTAAATTGGTCTCCACCCGACGCACTAAAATTATGTGTGGCGACGAGAAGTTCCTGCATAAAACTATAGCAAACTGAAGATGATCCTATTGCCATTTTATTGTCCTCCTTCTATTGGCCCTGATGGGCCTGGTTCTGGATGTCCAGGTAAGAATGATGGTCGTGGCACCCTAATAACGCCACTTTGATGTTCATCACGTCTTCCTCGACCTTGTTGTTGCGTAGCAACCTCCTGTAAGGCGGTTTCATACGATTGAGTATAAATTTGCAGCATTTCTGCTGATCCTTTCAAAAATTTGAAAGCTTCAACAAGGCATCCATACAATAATAATGCGGGTGCGTTGTTGCTTATCCAAGTGGTAGCATTGGAAGAAGAAAGACGAGTTGGTAATTTAGTCAATCCTACTTCACAATAAAAAGCCGCACTTGGTGTTGGGACTACGTATATAGTATTATCATCCCATTGTGAATAATATTTTGGTGTTCCTGTGTCCGTACGATCTGGCCAGTATTCATTCATGAAGGTCACATCCCTCTGTTCTAGATATGTTCTATCCCCTGTTCCGGCTGCGGGATAAATCATAACACTTCTTATAATTGAAAACTCCGTGGGTGTAATGCTTGTTCCACCGGGTAATGTTAAAAATCCATTGCTTGCTGTAAAATTGGCATATTGATAAGAACGAAAAACGGGAAGATCCAAATCCCGTAAAATTTTGTTTTCAACATGCTCTATAAAATCATTAACAATAGTGTCTGATAAAACATCACTAGTTGTTTCTGTATAATCTCGTATTTGTGTTAATAATTCAGTATATGTTGTCATGCACTTATAGTTACAGGTCCTGCTGAAACAGGATAACTCCCTCCACTAATTCCACCAGTTGTGGCTGTGGAAGAGCCAGTTGAAAAATAATACCAATCTTCAGAATCATTACTGGATCCGGATACGTATTTTCCAGTTGTAATTGTATAGCCAGCCGCGGCACAAAGGATTGCTCCTGTAATTCCATCCACTGCTGGACAGTCAGAATAACCTGCAACTGGATTTGTTACAGTTCCAGTTCCCGGAGAAACTGTAGGTGACCCTCTAAATCTTATAATATCCCCTGTAGATCTTCCGTGAGATGGTGAATGAACATTAACTACCTGTGATGCTGAAGCATATGTTTCAAAAGGATTAATTGGTAATGAAATTAACGCTGCCGGTGCAATTCGGGCCGGTCTAGGACGTTCCAATACTTGAGGATCAGGTGAATGCTCATGTGGCATTAACTGAGGTGCCTTTGGTTCATATTCACTTGTATGTACCCATGCACCAGTCCATTCCTTTACCATTTCATTGTAAGGAAACTCCAGTCCACTTCGATCAGAAATCGCTATTGCATATTTTCCTTTAGCGTAGACCATTCATTATATCCAAGTGTATTTTTGTTTCTTTGCTGCTCCTACACCCTGTGTAGACCCAGTAACTTTGCCTTTTGAAATTTTAAATGATGTTCCTCCTGATTCCTTTCCTTCACTTGTAGGCGCATTTCCTTTATCAGTTGCTGCACCTGCATGAACGGGTTTGGGGGCATCATGTTGTCCTCTACCATAATGCCCTATTTTTTTAGTAGATGCATCACGAGTATTAGCTGTTTGTTTATTCCAATGTGGATTACTCATTATTCCTCCTTTTTACATTCGCAGTCAGTGCATTGACAATTGTCTCCACAATCACATTCACGACCACATTTTTTACAAATTATCATATATCCTCCTATGGTATATATGCCTGTGCGGGTTTAACACGGTAAGAGACTCTTTCTCTATTCGCGTCAGCCGTTCGTTTAAACTCTTCTTCATAAATCATCTTTAAACCGGATGTCATACGAGGAGCTCTTTTTAAGCTTATATAATAAGCTAATCCTGCTATTAAACAAGGAAGAAAATAATACGGAACATCCGCATAATTACTATAAGCTCCCGCGTCTTGAATTCTATTTATATAAAAATATTTAAGAATATAAGCTTTATCCGGACTAGGATATAAAAATAAAGTCATATCATTTTCCGGACGTCCATAGTCATTTCCATCAG